CTACTTGCGGACCAGCCGCGCGGCCCCGCGCACCAGGTCGAGCAGGTCCTGCCAGTCGGCGAGGGTCACCTTGCCGTCCGCCAGGATCCTGAACAGGGCGGCCAGGAGTTCCTCCACGCTGTCCATGTACTCCACCGGGATGGCGGGCAGCGGCAGTCGGGCCAGGATGTGCTTCAGCCGGATGTAGGTGTGGATCTCCGCCTCGCTGAAGCCCGAGAGGAAGTCCAGGTCCACGGATTGCTCGGCCGTGGGTTGGAAGTCGTGCTCCTGCTCCGGAGTGGGCAGCACTGCCACCGCCACTGCCGGGCCAAAGTACTTGCGATCGATCTGCCTCATGTGTCCTCCTCTTGCCCGGATCCCGGGCGGTTGTCCGCCTGGCTCATTCCCAGACGACGGTCAGCCAGGCCACGCCTCCATGGCGCTGGGTGAACTGCACGGCAGGCACCACCCGCCCGCGCAGGTCCTCGTTGTCCACCCGGATGCAGCCGTGCGTCATGGCCAGGGCACCGGGATGTGACGGCCTCCCCCCGGGGGTCGTATCCCGCCCCCCGTGGATGCCGATCCCGGTGTGTCCCCCTCTCGCGCGCGGCTCTTCATCGAGCAGGTAGATGAACCATGGGCCGTAGGACTCATGCACGCTGGCTGGGTCCTCGGGTAGGGTGGGCCTGCACTCGCCGCAGCGGTAGAGCCCGGGCGGAGTGTCCCCGTAGGGCATGGTCCAGCCCGGCCCAGCCACCCCCTCGCCTCGAGCCATGACGCTCCAGCGCAGGTGTCCTCGGACGTCGTAACACTTGAGCAGGCGGCTGCGCGCGTTGAGCACGAGGTGGATGTCGTAACCGACGACGTTTGGCTTCATGCCGCACCTCCAGGGACTGAAGAGGGCCCCTCGTCGGGGCCCTCGGTCTGGGAGTTCAGCCGGCGTTCGAGCGTTCGTAGCTCGTCCGACAACTTCTGGTTCTCGGCCTTCAGCCGCCCGACCTGAGCGCGCAGGTGCTCGTTCTCTCGCTTCAGGCCCGCCGCATCCGCGCGCAACTGATAGGCCTGGGCCTGCCAGCGGTCCACCTCGCGCCGCAGATCGCGGACCTCCTGGCGCAGGTCGCGGACCTCCTGCATCAGTTCCTCGCGGACCTTCGCCAGCTCGTCCTGCCGCCACCTGGTCCGCCCGGTCGCGTAGTCGAAGGCCCTGGTCACGAAACTGCCCACCAGGCCCGCCGCTGCCAGCGCCACACCCTCTGTCCAGAACATCAGAGCACCTCCACCACCGAGAATCCGTCTGCCCCGGCACCGCCTCCACCTGCTCCCCCGGCTCCGCCGCTCACGTCCGGGTTTGCGTCCACCTCGAGCGTCCCGGCGCGCAGCCAGATGGTTCCGCCGGCCCCACCTCCTCCGCCTGTCCCTCCGGCCTCTCCCTGGGCGGTCAGGGTCGCCCCGGATGTGACGCGCAGGGTGCCCACGACCTGGAGCAGCAGCGCCCCTCCTCCGTCGCCACCCGCGCCACTCGTGGAGCCTCCACCACCACCGCCGGGGGTCGGCGGCAGCCAGGGCCAGAGGACCCCTCCCGCGGAGGGATAGCTGGTTCCGCCGGCGGCTCCGGTGCCGTCAGCGCCGTCCGTGGACGCCCCTCCACCACCGCCTCCACCGGAGGAGGCACCTCCTCCGCCCAGGCCTCCATAGCCCGCGCCGGGGCGCCCCATGAGCATCCCGCTGGCTCCACCCCGGTAGCCCAGGCCGTCCAGGTCGATGGTGCCCTCGATGACGGCGTCACCCGTCACGCCGATCACCAGGGTCCCGCGCGCGGAGAGCGTCAGCTTCGCCCCGCTGGCCACTGTCATGGAGGTGTAGGAGTAGACGCCAGGGGCCAGGGACGTGGTCCCGGAGGTCACCTCCAGGGTGCCGTCAGACCCCGTGCCGATGAGCTGCGAGAGCCCGTTCACGTCCTCGGCCCGCACCGGGCTGCCCGTGCCCTGGTAGGACACCTCGACCGACGCGCCCGCCGCGCTCTCGTGGAATTGGAGGGCCCCGACGTCGTAGGCCAGGGCCACCTCTCCAGGGCCGGGCACTACCTCGGCAGCCACGACCTCATAGGTCCCGGATGCCGTGGTGATGCGCAGGGTCGGCTTGTTGGCCCCGGTGCTGGAGGTCCAGTTGCGCCTGGTGTTGATGACGGACGCCTCGTCCCCGTCCTTCAAGAGCAGGCCGTGGTTGGACGACGGGTCGGCCATCCAGCCCTGCACCAGGGCCGTAACATCCCACTCATACCAGTTGCTCTGCGTGACGTAGGCCACGGACTGCGCCACCGGGTCGTGGGCGGGCTGATTTGCCCACGTCGCCGTGTCGTCGTCCCAGGCCTCGGTGACCTCGTGGACGCCGATGGGGCGCTCCGAGGGATAGGTGCCAGGGAGGGCGGACGTGTCCTCCAGGCACATCCGCAAAATGGCCGAGACCACGTCTCCGGACACGCCGGACAGGCGGAAATGCTGAAGCGTCCTGGCGGGCTGGTGCGTGCCGTCGGGCGCCCGGCCCGTGACGACGATGGCCTCACCGGCGTGATTGCTCGTCGGGGCCTCGCCGTCAATCCAGGTGCTCCCCGAGCTCCCCGTGTCGGTCACGTCCTGCACCGTGCCTGCCTCGTGCACGGTCACGCCACCGCCCTCCAGCGGAATCTCGCGCAGCCAGACCCAGTGCGGAGAGTAGGACGGGACGACATGGGCCTCCCCGGCGATGGGCACCGGCATCTCCACGCCGCTGAAGGGGTTGCGTCTCCTGTTGGTGGGCACGATTATCCTACCTCCGCCGATTCAGTCTGTCGCTGTGCCGCCTGCTGGAGCTGTTCGAGACGCTCCTGTTGTCCGTGCCAGTCGGCCAGCCAGCGGCCGATCTCGGGTTGCCGGTCGCCGAGGTCCACCTCGACCTCAATCCGGGCGCCGGTCACGGAATAGGTGACCTCATCGATGGGGCGAGTCTCCTCGTCCCCGTCGGGCCCGACCACCCGCGCCCGGCCCACGCAGGGGACAGGCTCCTCCACGGCCAAGCCGCGCAAGCGCAGGCGCACCGTTGGCTCCCGGCGCTCGGCCAGCGTGACCGAGGCCATGCGCACGGCGTCGGCCTCGCTGAACACCGAGGGCGCCGTGATGGAGCCGTCGCGTGCCCCGTAGGTGCGCTGGGACGCCAGGTCCTCCAGGGGATAGGTCAGCCACTGGTCCGAGGTCTGCGGCAGGCGTTTGCCCATCTTGACCCAGATGCGGTTGGCCAGCTTGCTGCTGTCCTCTTCCGCCTCGCACTCCGTGCAGTGGACGCCCACCCACCAGTGCCAGCCCACCTCCTGCGAGACGGGCTGGAACCGGAACCGGCGCTGCGCATCCACCCCCCAGACGTAGAGCCCTGCCAGGTCCCGCAAGTCGTCCAGGACGCTGGTCAGGGTCGCCCGCTCGGCCCGGTAGTCCCCCAGGATGTAGGTGGCCCGCTCGTCGATGAGGATGGGGTCCATGACGATGCTGGTCCGGGGCTCCACGTAGCGCCGCACCAGGTCCCGCACGACCTGGACAATCCGCCACCCGGACCAGGTCTGCTGTGGGATGATGACGCCCGCCAGTTGCGAGCGCCAGCCTACTGCATCGTAGCGGTAGGGGCGCCGGGTCGAGAGGGCGCTAGGCGCGCTCGTGATGTAGCCGCCCCAGACCGGCTCCGGCCCGCCCCACAGGTGCAGATCCACCCGGGTCCCGTGCGTCATGGCCCAGGCCGGACGCTCGGCGAGGCTGAACTCCAGGGCGCCAGGGCCAGCCGTGGTGACCGTCGCCCTGGCGCTCAGGAGTGTCTGCGTGCCCCACTCGGAGGAACAGATGCCCACCAGGCGCCCCACGTCGTCGTAGACGCGGAGCTCGGCGCCGTCCCGTCCCGGCATCGAGAGCGACGCCGGGACAGGCTCCAGCCGAGGCTCACCGCGATAGACGGTCCCGTCGCGGTAGCGCAGCCATGGCGAGCCGTAGCGGGCGGAGGTCACCGGCCGTTCGCCTGCACGTGGAACAGGTCGAGTTCAAGGGCGGCTGTGGACTCCGTTGTCGCCTCGACCCTCACGCGGGGCTCCAGCGTCAGGCTGGGGATGTTGTCGGAGATGCTGGCCTCCGGTGCTCGCTCGTGAGGGAGCCCACCGTCGTAATCCAGGTAGAAATCGACGCCCCCGTCATTCTCGACCAGGGTCAGCCACAGCGGTGCCGGCTGCACCTCGACCCCGGTGTTCACCGACGTTTGGACGCCGTCCGCGCGGCATCGAGCCTGCCAGGTCTGTCCTGCTCCTCCCCCGTGGTTGATCTCGATCAGGTTGTCGTCGTCGGCGTACAGGCCGACGGACGCCTCTGCGCTCACGTCCCGGAGGTCGAATCGGCACCTCACATACGGCCGGGATTGCTGCCCCCACTCCAAGAATCGGGCCCCGCCGAAGCTCAGGACGACGCGATCTTGAGGGCTGGCGCTGGTCTCCAGACTGACGACCCCACCCGGCATCGAAGTCTGCGTGCAGGTCCCCGACCCCGTGACGGTCACCTGCCATGCATCGGCACGCCCACCGATGAAATCGTCCCGGAAGCGCACGGCGTCCTCGAACACGCGGCGATCACGCATGCAGACGAAGGGGTTGTAGCCTCCCGGGGGGTCCTCGCCGGGTCGGCCACCGAGGGCCGCTTGCATCTCCGAGTCGGGCAGGGCCTGTTCACAGGCCTCGATGCCCGCCCGATAGCTGTTCAGCAGCTCCGCGTTCACAGGGGTTACTCCGTCGATTGCGACTGTGATGTTCAGCATCAAATCCACCTCGCACGCCAATTGATGGTTACGCCGCACGCGGCGCCCGTGTAGGACAGGGTGTTCAGCCCCGGCAGCAGCCGCAGGGGCCGCCCGCCCAGGTAGCGGATGGAGTCGACGCCGTCCCGGGTCACCGTCCCCCGCTCGCAGTCGATGACCACGGTCGCCCCGTCCGAGAGCGCCGGGTCCGAGTAGGTCAGCCCCACCCCGCCGTCCGTCTGGTTGACCAGGGTCACGCTCGGAACAGACTCCCCAGCCGGAGCCGTCAGGGTGATGATGGGCGGCATCCACCAGGTGGCCAGGTCGCCCGTGTCCACCGAGATGGACCCGCTGCCGGCCAGGTCCTCGTGCACCTGGCCCACGGAGTCGGCATACCAGAATGGATCGGCCAGCAGCCAGGAGAGCCGCACCTGCGCCAGGCTCCGGCCCCAGAGTTCCTGCCAGCGCACGTCGCAAGACTCCAGGAGTCGCAGGCGCAGGAAGTGGTCTGCCCCCTGCTCCGTCGCGAGATACTGGTCCTGCCGGGCCGCCGCCGCCCGGAGCCGTCGAAGCAGCGCTCGGGTCACCTCCGGGGTCGACGTGCCGTCGCCCACCAGGCCGGAGACCACCGCCTTCCGTGCCTTGACCTGCCCGCCCCAGGCGGCGCTCCCGTCGGACAGGGCCCGCTCGTCGGAGTCGACCCGCAGGTCGCAGTCGTCGCCCTCCAGGGTCAGCGATGCAGGCAGGATGACCTGGTTGCCCTGTGCGCCGGCCAGCATCTCTCCGGACAAGAATGCCCCGCAGAGGGCGCCGCGCTGCGTGTAGAGCTCGATGGCCATCGTCAACCTCCAGGCACGTAGAATGCCATCCGGCGACCCAGGTCCCGGGCCATGGCCTGGGTGTCCTGGGGGCCGTGGTGGTGCAGGTTCTGGACCACCAGGTTGACAGAGGATCCGCCGGAGACGGACGCGGGAGCGCCACCCACGCGCCCCAGGTCCCGCACGTTGTCGCGGCTCAGCACGATCTCGCCAGTCTGGAGCTTGGCCAGGACCTCGTCCGGACGAAGCTGAACCCGGCCCACCGAACCGCCGGAGTGGAATGACTGGAGGGCACCGCCGGGGCCCAGGAGCCCCCCGGTGTGAGCCACGGCGTAGGGCACCCCGGAAGCTTCGACGACGCCGCCGGTGTGGAAGCCGAAGAGCCCCCCCAAGAAGCCGCCAATCGCGTTCATCGCCGCCTTCAGGGCCATCAGGACGGCCTGGAAGGCCTGCGTCTTGACGATCATCTCGGCGATCGCCTGCAGGAAGGCCTGCTTCACGGCATCCCAGATGGACTTGAATCCCTGGGCGAACGACTGCTGTCCCGACAGGATGCCCGTGAAAGCCTGCTGGAACGAGTTGCGCAGGGAGTCCGCCACGTCCTGGGCCCGCTGCCGCATCTCGGCCAGGCGGTCCAACTGGGCCTCCTGGACCTCGGCCAGCAGGGCGTCGCGCCGGATCTCCTCGGCCACCTTCAGCCCGGTCTGGGCCTGCAATTTCGCGAGTTCGCGCTCCAAGTCAGCCACGTCGTAGGCGTCCTGGGCCTCGCGGCGGACCCGCAGGTCCTCCAGGAAGGCCTCCCGATAGCGGAGCATCAGGGCCCGCTTGCCCTCTTCGGTGCCCTGCCAAGCCTCGAGCTGCTGGGCCAGGAAGACCAGGAGCCCCTCGTTGGTCTCGCGGCCCATCCTGATCTGGAACTCGTGGTCTGCAAGCTCCTGCTGGTGCTGCTTCTCCCAGGCCTGCCGGTGGGCCTCAGCCGCTTCTCTCGCCTGCTGCTTCACCAGCGATGCCCGGGCCGCTTCCGCTGCCCGCTGCACCGTCGCGATTTGCGCCTCCGCCTGGGCGGCCAGGGCGGGAGTCTCGGATGCCACCTTTCGCCAGTGCTCGACCAGGTCGGCGAACCGCTTGTCGAGCGCGGCCCGCTCCTGCTCGGTCTGAGAACCCAGCAGTTCCAGGCGCTCGGCGGACATCTCCTCCAGGAGGGTGCGCTCCTCCTCGGCCTGCTCGGTCAGCAGCTTGCCCCGCTCCGCCTGGTGCTCGGCCTTCACCTTGTCCAAGTCGGCCTGTGACGCGTCGAGGGCAATCCCCTCGTCCAACATCTTGGCGTAGCGGGCGTCGACTTCGGCCAGCTTGCCGGCCAGGGTCTCGTGGTCCTGCCCCAGGGCCCGGACCTCATCGCGCCAACGCTGCAGGTCCCGGTAGCTCTCCTCATACGCACCTTTCCCGGCGATCGCGTAGGGTCTGATTCCGTAGGCGAACTTGCCCGGTTCGTCCAACCCCGCGCGCATCACCTGGCCGGATCGCGTCGGTCGGTGCACGATCTCTCCGCGCCCGGCATAGACGCCGGCGTGTGTGATCGCCCCCTCTTCGAAGTGGCCATATGTGTTGGCGTAGGTCACGATGTCGCCAGGACGCAACTGACTTCGATCGATGATGACCTGTCCGACGTCGGTCCCGGCAAACGAGGAGGCCAAGGCGGCTCCGACGGGACCTCGGTCCAACGGCTTGTCGGTCACCCCCAGCTTGACTCCAGCCCGGCGGTAGACATCGCGGACCCAGTTGGCGCACTGCTCTGCGCTTCCAGGCTCGAAGACGCCGCCCACCTGTCGCAGCGCTTCCGAAACGACCCGCTCGGCCTCCGACATGGTCTCTCGGGTGTTCTTCTTCCCCTTCTTGCTCTTCTCAGGCTCCTGGCCGTCCTGACCCTGATTGGCCTGGAAATCCGTCAAGAACTTGTCGTAGTCGAAAGCCGGCGCCCGTGGTGTCTGGGGCGCGGCCGGGGCGGCCGCCGGTGGCTTGCCCAGGGCGTAGAACGCCGCCAGCAGGGGATGCACGGCCTGGTTGCCCACTGAGGCCCGCGCGTTCCTGAGCGCGATGCGCTCTTCCAGGCGCGCGATCGCCTGCTCCTGGTTCTGGATTCCAGCCGAGATCGCGGCGCCGATCGCCTGGCCGGCCAGGTTGAACCGGGGCAGCGAGTCCCGCAAGGTGTCCAGCAGCGAGACGATCAGGCGACGCAACATGACGTTGATGGGGTCGAACTGCCGCTCCAGGCCGACCTTGATCGCGTCCCAGGCTCCCACCCAGTTCCCGCGCATCGCCTCCGCGCCCACCCGCATGGCCGTGTCGATCCATTTCAGGCCGGATGAGACCGTGGTCGAGATGAACTGCCAGGCCAGGACCACCTGGTCTTTGACGTTCTTCCAGAGGCCACTCCAGATGGGCAGGAGGTTCGTGTCGGCCCATTCGAAGGCGACCTGCAGGCCCCGCCCCATGCGGTTGACGATGCCGATCACGATCTCCATCGTCTGCAGGACGATGCTCTGGATGGTGGGCCAGTTGGCCTCGAACCAGGCGACGACCGCCTCGACGGCCGGCTTCATCTCGGCTTCCAGTCGCTCGAGGACGCGGACGACGGCGACCTTGGTACCCTCCCAGATCGCGACGGCCTGGGTCGCGAGCATGCGGAATCCGTTGACGGTGGCGTTGCGAATCCACTCGACGGCTGCGGCCGTCTTGTCCCGGATCCCGCCCCAATCCCGCCACCAGGCCACGGCGAAAGCGGCCGCCACGGTGCCCACCACGGCGAAGGCGGCCAGAAGCCCCGTGGTCAAGGTCGCCCCCAACGCGATCACGGCGCCCTGCACCAATCCGGCCTTGGATGCGATGCCGCCCAACCAGGTCCCCACGGTGCCCAGGAAGCCCAGCTTTGGCGCCCACCCAGCGATGGCCCCAAACAGGAACGAGAAGGTCCTGGCCACCAGTCCGATCTTGCCCACGGTCCCCAGGAACGTCAGCATCGGTGCGCCGACGGCCACCAGGGTCGAGGTCATGACGACGCCCACTGCGGCCAAGGCCGCGCCCATGCCGCCCGCCGAGGCCACCCAGGCCGCGATGCCACCTCCGGACTGTTCCAGCCACTTCACGAATCCGGTCGTGCGGTCCAGGAAGTTCGAGATGGCCAGCGCCGCGCTTTGGATTGTGGCAGAGAAGGGCTCCGCGACTGCCCGCTGCAGCAGGTTCCAGGACGAGGCGATCATCGAGAAGGCGCCAGAGATGCTCTTGGACTCCGCCTCCATCCCGCCCCGGTAGCGCTGCAGGATCGTCACCAGCGCCTGGCGGGCTGCGGCCTGGTCCTCCGCCCCCTTCAGGGCCATGGAGCCATCTTTGTTGCGGTGGGCGCCAGCGGCGTACAGGTCCTGCTTGGTGATCCCCTGGCGGCCGAGGACCTCGAAGCCCTCCGCCTGCCCCTGCATCGCCTTCCCGACCGCCCTGGACACGTCCTCGAGGTTGGCTCCCATGGCAGCCGAGAAGTCACCCACCAGGGGCAAGAACCCCTCCATGGGCAGTCGGTAGGCCTCCAGCGCCGCCCCGGCTTCGGTCAGGGTAGGCAGGTCAGACGAGGCGACCTTGTCCAACTCCTCCAAGAAGGCCATCTTGGAGCGGGCCACCTCGGCCGCGTCCGCCACGTGCCCCGCACTGCGTGCCAGGGTCTCCAGGCGCAGTTGCAGTTTCTGGGCGTCGGCCGCGGCCCTGACGGCCCCGACCGCGAAGGCCCCGGCTCCCACCGCGGCCCCGGCGGTCAAGCCCTGGAAGGCGGTCTTGGCCGCCTGACCGATACCTTCCAGCCTGCTTGCGACGTTGGTCCGGATCTGCTCGAGCAGGCGGCCGGTCGCGCCCTCGAAGACGTTCAGTTCCCGCAGGGCGCTGGCCAGCCCTTGCCGCCACCCATCCTTCTTGATGTTGAGGACCGCGGCGGCCGAGACCTTGGCAAATTCCGGACCGACGCGCGACGCGAACGAGGAGAGGCTGCGCAGCGACTCAGACTGGCTGGACTTGACTGATCGCCCGAACTTCCGGAACGACTCGCTGGCCTGGCCGGTCGCCACGACCACGCCGTCCGTGTCGGCGGTGATCCGCACTCGGACTTCGGGATCAGCCATCGTGGACTCCTAAAACTCAGGATTGGGCCAGCAGGGCGGCCAGGATTCGGCCCCGGCTGTCACCGTCGGGCCGAGACGTGCCCTGCCCGTTTGGCGAGTTGTAGCGGTTGTGGGCTGCCACCAGGGCGGAGAGTTCAGCCGGGGTCATGCGCCAGAACTCCCGGGGTGAGCGTCGAAACACGACGGTGGCCAGGTAGTTGAGCCACCCCCAGTCGATCGGCGTCGCCCCACCCCGGGGCCTCAGTCGTTTCCCTGGTCACCCTCCACCTCAGCCACGGTCACGTCGGCCACGGCGGTGACGGCCTGCGCCACGCGCTCCAGGCTCTCGACCTCCACGGGCATGAGCTTGCGGAACTCTGCGAACGAGATCTCCTCGCCGGCGTCCTCTCTGTGGGTCGCCGTGAAGGCATAGGCCATGGCGGCGATCGTCCGAAAGTTCCCCACGTGGCTGGCGTCTCCAGACACGAACTCGGGCCCGAGGATCTCTTCCATGACGCACAACGAGTTGAAGTCCCGGCGCAAGACCCGGGGAACACCATCCTCCAGGATCAGCTTGCGCGTGACGGGTCGAATCTGGGTCGCCTTCTTTGCCATTGGGGCCTCCAGCAGAATGATCGGCGGCCCCCGGGGTCAGCCGGGAGCCGCCTGGAAATGAACGGATCGCGGACTACGCGCCCGCAGTGGTGAAGTTGATCATGACGGCGGCCGCCATCCGGTTTCCGGCCGCGTCGCGGACCCCGGTGGTGACTCCGGCCAGATAGTCGCTGGAGTTGTCCAGGGCCTCCGCAGGCGTCAGGGTCGCGGTCTTGGTGCTGGTGGAGTAGGACATGGTGAACGGCACGTCGCTCCCGTCCGACTTGACCAGCCAGAAGTTGGCCGCATCCATGGTCCCAGGCATCATCGCCTCGCTGAAGGTCCACGAGATCGGGTCGGCCACCGGGTGGGCGGCAGCGCCATCCAAGGGCAGGTGCGCCGTCACGGTGGGCGGGGTATTGTCCACGGTCGAGGTGATCGGGGCGGCGGTGGCGTTGCGGCGCAGGATCACCATCTTCCCATCGCTGATGCGGCGCAGCAGCTTGCAGTCAAAGCTGACCTGGGCGTAGTCTTCGCCCTGGTGTTCGATGCTGAAGTTGCTGAGCTTCGACTTCAGGTACTCGCTGTGGTAGTCGCCGGAGACGCCATTCCCCAGGTAGTCCACCCTGCCGGCCAGCTTGAAGTAGCCGGGGATGTCGGACTGGGCCATGACCAGTTCCTCGACTTCCGAGGACCCGGACCCGGTCAAGGTCCGCGTCGCCCCCATCAAGGCCGCCAGAACCTCCAGCGAGATCTGGCCGTGCTGCACCTTCAGCGTCATCCCGACCAGCTTGCTGTAGAGGTCCAGACGCTCCCCATCACCCTGCAGTTCCTTCTCGATGAACTCCGGAGACATGCCGAGTTGCTGGATGCCTGGCACGTCCAGGGCGTTGTCATAGGTGGTGCCCCCGGGGCCGTCGCTCAGCATCGGGAACAGCTTCAGGTCCTGGACGCTGAAGAGGGACATGTTGGACATGGTTGGCTCCTTCCGGCGATCTCGATCGCCTCGTGTTATGCGGGGGTGAACTCGTGGCTGTCCGCCTCAACCACCAGGTGCACGACGGCGTGACCGAAAGCGAACTCTTTCAGTGCGATCGCGTCGTCCAGTTCGAATTGCTCGGGCAGGCACCATCGGATGACGGTGCCGGGGATGGGCGCGCCGGGCAACTGGCATCGGCCCTGGATGAAGAGCCCGACGATCGCGCGGACCTTTTCCAGCATGGTGCGTTCATAGTTCTGCCCGGAGGGCACGAACTGGAGAAGATGCAGGTCATAGCGCAGGGAGGCCCGGTAGGCGTTTTGCCCCTGCAGGCGCTGGCCCTCGGAGGCGCCCGCGAACATCACGAGGACGCATGGGCACCGGTCCCGCAGGAGGTGCACCTGGTCGGGCTCGGGGTAGGAGGCCAGGTCTCCGACCTGAACCAGCTTCAGGCCCAGACTGGTCCGCAGGCCCCAGATCGCGTCGCGGATCCTCTCGGCGATGGTCACAGGCTCGACCGTGCGGATCACGACGCGAACCCCGTGGCGGCGGCCCGGTGGTACATTTCCAGGATGTTCTGCAGGTTCCGGTCGACGGCTGGCTGCAGGATCAACATCCGGCGGGCTTCAGGGTTGGAGAGGCGGATCGCGTGACGCCTGGCTTGCTCGCCACGATCCGGACGTCTGGCCCAGCGCAGCAACCGCGGGGCACCCGTGAACCCCAGGAGCCGGTCCGTCTGCTTGTGCGGTTGGCGCACCTGCCCGGCCAGGTAACGCGCCTTCATCTCCTTGCTGTTGATGGAGCGCCGCCAGCGTTTCAGTTGGGCTTCGGTCATCTGGGACTTGTCGACCTGGACCCAGGACGGCCGGCGGGCTTGCAGCCAGAGGGCGGGCCGCTGCAATTCGCGCGACAGGCCCAACCGGGCGAAGACCCGGCGGATGCCCGGCGTGCGAGCCGAGGTCCAGTGGGCGTCCAGCAGGACGAAACCCACGGCCTCGACGGTGTCGGCACGCCTGGCCACGGGGCTGCGAGGGTGGTACTGGTAGCGGTAACGATAGGCTCCAGGGATCCTGGGATCATCCTGACCGCTGCGCTGGCTGGGGATGATGATGCGGGCCTCGGCGGCTGCGGCGACGATCTGCACGGCCTTGATGGTGGCCGCGCCGACGTGGCGCCGCGTGTCGCGGGCGGTGCGCGTCATCCTCTGGACAAAGGAGTCGATCCCCTGGGTATGCGTCTGCAACACGATCATCCGCGGTGCCCCTCCAGGATTCCGGTCTTGTAGGCCAGGGTGCCGACGCCAGGTGATCCCAGGCGCACGTCCCGCAGGGTGCACGTGGTCCCGGAGGTCACCCCGGGTCCCGAGACCAGGGTGACCCGATCCCCGTCGCGTGGTTCCGTCGATTCTGGACCGGCGGTCCAGGTGATTCGGTATTGCGGGTTTTCCAGGCGCCCCACCAGGAGTTGCAACTGCCGGGCGGCCAGGGCCGCCACCTCGCATCGCAAAGCCGCGCGCACCAGGTCCATCTGCCCGGGGAGCAGCTCGCCCTGGGCCGAGATGACGTCCCGGCCACGTTCCACCTTCACCACGTGATAGAGCCGGCAGGGATTCATCGCATGCCTCCCCGATAGCTGTCCAGGACCGCACGGATCTCCGGAGGCAGGCCCTCGCGCCAGACGGTCGTGTGGCCCCCAGGGGTCCGCTCCTGTTGCAGCCCCTGGACCGGGTGCAGGAGCCTGTGCACAACCAGGTCGATGCAGGCCTGCTCCAGGTCGTACGGCAGGGTCCGGTCCTCCCCGGAGAGGACGTAGCCGGCCTGGTAGGTCACGCGGATGTTCGGGGCATCCGAGTTGGGATCCGGGTCCCAGGTCAAGTCGGCGTGTCTGGCACGACGCACAGGCCAGGTGGCGGCGCGGTACAGCAGCCCTTGGGCCGCTTCGTCGGTCATCTGCCAGTCGGTCACGGCCTGGTCGTCGATCTCGACGCTGGCCACGCTCAGGATCGGGTAGTGCCTCAGGCACAGATACCAGCGTCCGGTGCCCGGCAGGCGCTGCGTGTGTTCGGCGACCGCGAAGCGGCGTCCACAGTACCGCTCGAACCGGTCGGTGACCGCGTGGATCTGTTGCTCGATGCGTGCCGGCGGGAAGACCCCGTCGCCGACGACGTCTTCCACGGCGGCCACGGTGGTCAGGGCGTGGGCTGCGAGGGTCACAGGGGGCTCCTAACGGGTCAGGAGGCGCTCGAGCCAGTTCTCGCGCGGGGGAGGGGGCTGCTCGGGCCTGGGGTGGGGCGTACTCATCTCTGGCGCCTGGTGACGGCCGCCTTCCAGGCGGATTCCGTCGCGAAGGTCTCCTTGGTGGTCAGGTCGACGACGGCATCGCCGACCAGGCGGGCCTCCTCGCCTTTGTAGTAGAAGGCCACCGCTGCGGGGGCGGGGGACGAGGGGGAGGTCTCGGCTGGAGTGGGCTCCTCCTGCGGCTCGGGCTGGGGTTCGGCCTGCGGGTCTTCCACCACGCCGATGGCCAGCAGGGCCTCGGCCACGGACTGCGGGAGTTCCACCTCGGTCCCCTCGGGCACCAGGCGCTCTCCCATCAGCAGCTTCCGGCGGGTCCTGACCTGCATCGAGGGACCGTCCTCGGCCGGCTGCGGCACCAGGTCGACGGCGTGCCCCCGTCGCCAGTAGACCGCTTCGGCGGCCGCCACCGCCGCCACGTCGCCGGGGTGCATCCAGATGTTCTTGGCCTGGCACCACCGGGCGGATTTCACGAGCATCCAGATCATCGGCGGACTTCCTCCAGCAAGCGCTCGAACCGGTCCAGGTCCGGGCGTGGGTCGAGCTCGCGAGAGCGCTTCCGCGTCCGCTCGGAGCACTGACGGTAGTATTCCGGGTCATCCAGGGCCCGCAAGGCCGCCACCCAGGCGTCAGGGTCGTCCCGGTCACAGAAGATGCCGGCTCTGCCCAGGGCCTCCTGCAGACCCGGGGTCGGATGGGCCACGGTGGGGATCCCGCTGGCGGCGGCCTCGATGGCCGTCCGACCCCAGGATTCGAAGGCGGAGGGCATGACCAGGACACGGGTCAGGCTGTAGACCCAGCGGGGGTCCTGGGTGTGGTGGAGGAGTTGCAGGTTCCGCAGGGGCGCCTCCGGCCAGACCTGGTGCTCGTAGGCCCCCAGCACCCCCAGGAACCGATGATCCGGCATCCGACGGGCCAGCTCGTAGAACAAGGGCGCCCCCTTGTTCTGGTTGCAGTTCAGCAAGGTGATGCAGTCCCCGGCCGGTTCCACCCGATAATCCTCTGGGGTCACCGGGGGGGGGATCACGACCTGGTGCCCGGGCCAGGCCACCTCGGCCTGAAGCCACTTCGAGTTGAAGACCACCGCGGCGGTTCGGGTCGGATCCACCCCCCAGCGCTGCAACGTCCACGGGTTGTGGACGATGTGCACCAGCGGGCGCTCGGTGGCCAGGGCGTTCTCGCAGGCCTCTTGGGTGCGGTCCAGGTGGGTGACCACCACGTCGGCCCACTGGTAGTGGCGCAGGATCCTCTCCGCCGAACCTTCTGCCCGGATCAGGACCCCCTCGAAATAGCCGCCGTAGAACCACCCGAGGCGCCCCGCTCCGGTCAGCACGGTCACCTCGTGCCCCTTTCGGGCCAGGTCTCGCAGCATGGTGTGCAGCATCCACTCGGCACCGGCATTGTGGGTCGGCGGGTAGCCGTGCACGTGGGCAAGGACCTTCATGGGTTCACCTCCGCTCCGGGCGCCTCAGGCGGCTCGTTCGTCAGGGGTAGACCGGGCCACGCATCGGGGCGAAGAGCCGGAGGTTGATGGCCAGGGGGATGGACGGGCTGGTGCCATCGGTGAAGGCCACGGTGGCCACCACCTTGCCGTAGCGCTTCCGCTTCGGGGGCTGGAAGGCGATCTGCCCCACGGTCTTGTCGACCCCGAGGACGATCTCGGCCCCGCTCACGTCCTCCCAGTTGGTGTCGTCATCCGACTCCTGGAGCTTGACGGTGATGGACTTGGCGTCCGGGGCGCCGCCGACCTCGCCGATCGAGACCTCGACGATGCCCTCGTGGTAGCGGACCCGATCCTCCTGGTCCAGGGAGGCGGTCTCGTGGACTCCGGCCTCGGCCGCCTTGTTGAGGCCGTAGACCAGCAAGCTGTTCTCCAGCAGGTAGAATCCGTGCACGGTGGTTCTCCTCTCAATTGGTCCGAGGGCCCGGTTGCCCGGGCCCCCGGAGGAAAGCCGATCAGGCGGTGTAGACGTTGTCCGACTTGACGAACTTCTTGAGCTGCCGGACGCGGGTGTCGATCTTCGCGATCAGCCGCAGGACGGTCTGGTCGCGGGAGTAGGCGGCCACAACGGTGCCGGCGGAGTTCTTGTAGGCGGCCTCTCGGCTGGCGTCGAACTCCAGCGAGCCCTGACGGCCCATCCATCCCTCCGACCAGTCTGCGAAGGCGATGGTGGTCTTGCCGTGCTGGTCGGCGCCGTTGGCCAGCTTGCTGGTCACCCCGAAAGGCCATCCCAGCAGCCGCCCGCGGTCCATCTCCTCGCGGAAGACGTAGACGTCGCCCACCTTCAGGTTGTAGGCGTCCTCCCAGATGCTGGAGTTGAAGAGCCAGGCGATCCTGGACAGGTTGGCCAGGCCTTCGTCGTCCTCGCGCTGGCCAGTCAGGCCGAAGTTCAGGTCCACGTCGTTGTCCAGCAACGCCTTGAGGAACTTGGTGAACGTGTCCCCGTCCACGGCCGCGTTGATGGCCAGGTCGGTCATGCCAGGGTCCCGCAGCAGGCCCAGGGGCTTGTTCTGGCTGCCGGGACCGATCAGGCCCTGGGTGTCGATTTCCTGGGCCATTGCCCGACGGGCATCCCGCTCGACGATCTGGTCCGCCTGCACGGACTGCACCCGCAGCAGGTCGTTCGAAATGGCGACGATGGCCACGGCCTTCTTGGCCGAGAGCTTCACGTCCCCGAAGCTGGGATCGTCGCTGGAGTTCACGTCCTCGTTCTCGCCAGCCCAGGTCACGGAGGTGCCATCCTCCTGGCGGGGCACGGTGAGATTCCCGTCGGGCATCGGCACCTCGGTCACGCCCAGACGCAGCAGCATCGAGGCCGGGCGGATCAGGCCGATGAAGTCGTCGGACATGGTGGGGCCGAAGAGGTATCCTCCTTCGGAGGGCTTCTCTGCGGACAGGGCGCGTTCCATCTCGCCGCCCCAGACCTTGGCGGCCAGAGGATCCTTGTAGACGTCCGCCAGCACCCGCAGGGGGGCGTCGTCGGCCGACCAGCGATTCAGCTCGGCGCACATGGTGGCCCGCAGCATCCTGGCGATCATGTGGCCCTTGCCGTAGGCCTTCTCCCGACGTTCCAGTTCCCGCGCTTCGCTGGGATTGAGCCCCTCGCTGCCCCGCATGAGCTGGGCGCGACGCTCGGGCCACGGGTCGGTCAGGCCCCAGCGCTTCGCGTTGGGGTCCTCGGTCGCCGGGGGGGCCTCCTGGGATTTCTTGGCCTCGAGGGCCCTCTTCTTGAGTTCTTCGAGCTCGGCCTTGGTCATCGGCACGGCTGATCTCCCTTCTCCCGGTCCCGCCCGGGATCGCGTGCTCGTCCGCCCACAGGCGGGAAAATGAAGCGGCCCGGGGATGCCGGGCCGCCTGGCAACGGTTCTGCCGACGTGTTACTCGTCGGCGGGTTCAAGGGCGGCCAGGACCGCCTCGGGGTTGTTGGCGATGAGGGTTTCCAGTTCGCGCCGGACCTGCTCCGCCTCGGCCGCGGCCGCCAGTTCCTCCTGGACGATGGCCCGCACTTTGTCGGCCAGGCCGTCCTGCAGGGCACTCACCGACTTCTGGAGTTCCTCCAGGTTGTGCACCTCGTTTGTCACCTGCGCTGCCTCCTTCTGGGGGGTCGGGGGCTCCCAGCCCGGCCAGGACCCTGCCCCGGTGCGCTCGCTGCGTGCGAGCTCGAGCTCTCCGAGGGATCGGAGAGCGAAATCACGATCCACGGTGTCGCTCAGCATGGCCGCGATCAGGGCGTCCCGATTCGCCGGCACCAGCACCTGGCTGGTTTCCACCCATTCCACCTGGGTGTAGACCCGGCGGGCGCTGCCGTCCAGGAAGGCCTGTCGGGCGAAGTCCGGCAACGTGGTCAGATCCGGCTTCTCGGTCCACTTGTCGATCCACTTTTGGGCCAGGGCTCCAATCGAGAAGGCGCGGACCACTCCGGCCTCGACCAGGTCCCAGACCATCCGGGCCGTGGGGTTGGCGTCCACGGCATATTCGAACTCCGCCTCGAGGCCCTGGGAGGTGATCTTGGCGTCCACCGCCTTGCCGATGGCCACTTCCGGTCCGCCGTAGCTCTTGTGCCCCCAGAGCAGCACCGGGTTGTCCAGGTAGGTCGGGATCGACGCCTGGAAGGCGCTGGGAAGGATGATCTCGCCGTATCGGTCGATCGCGCCCGTCGACACGATGGATCGCACCCGGTGCGCCGGCTTGTCGATCCCCCGAATCAGCGCCAGGCGCTGGAGCGTTTCAGGCATCCTCTTCTTCCTCCTCGGGTCGCTCCTGGGCTTGCGGGCCTTCCTCGACGGTGTTCAACGGCGTGAGGTAGACCTCACCGTGCTCAGGGTCGGGGTCGAAGTCGTTGGCCACCCGCCACTCGTTGCGGGTCAGGGCCCCCAGCTTGAAGCCCTCTGAGGCCTGCTCCAGCGAGAATTGTTGGGTCTTGCGTACGGGGTCCTCCGCCTCGAAGATCAGGTCCGGCTCGCCGTAGAGCGGCAGCAGGTAGGCCGCCCAGCACTCCGCCTGGTACGAGACCCGGGGCCGCAGGTTGCGGGCCTGGTGCACGTACTCCGAGCCCTCGATGGTGCTCCGGTTGGAGTTGTCGACGTTGCCGTACTGCTCCGGAGGGATCCGGTAGACAGACTGCATGATGGTGTCCCGGTGGTGGTTGAGCGTGCCCAGGAAATCGGCCTCCCTGTGGGTCGCGCTCAGGTCATAGTAGGCGCTCCGGACGTTGGCCCCGCCTTCGGCCGTCATGCCGATGAAGTGCGTCTTGAAGGCGTTCATCACGCCCTGGTAGTTGGAGTTCCACTTCTCCTGGATGCGCCGCTCCGTGTCCTCGTCCATCCCAGGGATGGCGACGATCGCCCCGGGACGGCCCCCGTTGCGCCAGAACGCCGAGTTCCACTTCGTGGCGTACTCCCACTGGCTGACCTCGTCGTCCAGCACCTGGCCTGGTCCCAGGCCGCGGCCGTAGGGATTGACCGGGTGGGGTCTACACAGCCAGATCACCTCGCCGGCAGGGATGTCCTGGACCTGGCCGCCCAGGACCAGTTTCCAGGTCGGGTTGGCCACCGTCGGCATGTCCAGGACCCAGTGCGGAGGGATGGGCCACAGGCCTCGAGGCCGCAGGTCCCCTCTGCGTCTGGTATCCGGGTCAACCGGATCCCGCTCTACCAGGATCGGGCATTCCCCGACCAGGTCCAGGTAGACGTTCAGCAGGTAGCGGAATGTCCACCCGATGTGGGCGTCGTTCGGGTGACGCCAGAGCTCCAGGAACGGATGTTCCAGCACTTCCTCCCGCGGGGCTCGGCCGTGGGGTCCGACCGGGCCTGGCATCCTGCGATACAGGTGCCAGGGCACCGAGGCCATGTCCTGGGCGATGATGTCCGGGCCGGCGTAGAGCCACGGGTTCCGGCCGAACTCCTCCAGCAGGAGACGAGCCGACCTGCGGGGAGTCGACGCACTCCGCCCCCCGACGGAGGCGAAGCCCGCCTCGAAGAGCTTCGGATCCGAAGCCGGGGCTGAGGACCGCGCCAGGGCGGTCGTGGCCACCTGGCCCCGGGCACCCAGGTTACCCGAGAAGCGCATAGGTCACCGGTCGCTGGAGGTCCACATGTCGGCACTCGTGTTGGCCGTCCAGCGCGGGCAGCACTTCCAGCGCCTGCCAGGAGCCGCGCAGGGCTTCCAGCAGGGGGCGGGAGATCGGACTCATCTGCACGTCCCCGCTGGCGCGCTGGTAGCCCAACAGCAGGTTCCGATCGTCGGCCGGGTCAGGGCCCACGAAGATCCTGACGACAGGATCCGATCCAAAGGGCAGGGGAGGTTGGGTGTTCTTCATACCGACAGCATCGAGACCTCGACCCGAGGCGGGACGTGCATCAGCCCGGCGATGGCGTCGGCGACGTCAGGGCTCTTGACCCGCCTCTTGCGGAGGTCCTCCTTCCCTTCAGTTACGAACTTGTGGCGTTCGTCGAACCAGAAGCGTTTCGCGTTGAGCTGGGCGTCCATTTCCCCGACGGTCAGCTTCCCGGGCAGATCGTCCTGCGGCGGAAGCGCCAGGCGCTGTTCCAGGGGTCTGCTCGGGTCCAGACGGCGTCGGAGCAGCCCATAGCATTCGTCCACCAGGCTGCCGAACTCGTTGCGCGAGTGCGGGGTCGCAGACCACTGGACGCCCACCAGTTGCGTGCCGGACACCACGTCGCGCCAGGCCGGGTTCTTCCACAGGCGCCGCATCTCCAGATAGGCGCCGTCCCCCATGCCGGTCGCGTCCAGCATCAGCACCCGGGGCCGCCGCTCCTTGGGCAGGGCCCGCATCCACTCGAAGACGTCGTGCGCGCTGTCCAGGAAGTCTCGCTTCTTCCAGTAGCGGAAGACCCGGATGCGCTGCCCTTGCAGGCCGACCAGGGCGTTGTGGTCCTTGCCCCGGCCTGCCACGTCCCAGAAGACCTTCTGGATGCGCCCGTCGTCCGGAGGTAGTTGGTGCCAGAGCTTGTGCGCGTGCTCCAGTCGGTCCAGGGGCAGGACCTTGTCGGTCGAGTCCGTGGGCCAGCGCCCCAGGACCCGGGTCAGGAAGTCGACGCTGTCCCGGCCCCACTCCTTTTCGCGATCCGCGATCCACTGCTGGCTGACGTAGGGCGAGTCCTCGCACGAGATGTAGAGCGTCCCCACGTCGCCCTGGCGTTCGTGGAAGGCCCGCGCGAACTCCGAAGAGAGGTCTTCGTTCGGGTTCCCGATGGCCACGATCTTGCAGCCCACGTTGGAACTCAGCCACCCCTTGATGGCCCTCCACAGCCGGCGTGGGAATCCGGCGGCCTCGTCGATGATCACCAGCAGGTAGTCGATGTGCCGTCCCTGGAACCGCTCCGGCTTGTCCGTGGTGCGGGCCTTCAGCCACCACTTCTTCGTGCCCGGCACCACGATCTCCATCAGTCCCTCTTTGACGATTCCAGGCAGGGCCCGGGCCGCGTCCAGGCGTTGGGTCTGCAGGCTCTGGTCCCACAGCATGTCCCGCAACTGGGTGTTCGAACTCGAGGTCAGGAGCACCGGGCCGATCCCGGTGCAGAACCAGTAGTTCGCGAAGGCGGCCACCCAGGTCGATTTCCCGACCCCGTGGCCACTGCTGATGTAGGTCTCCTGCCAGGTGTTGACCATGTCGATGGCCTCGAGCTGCCGGGACCAGAACTCGATGCCCAGGACCTCCCTGGCGAACTCGATCGGGCGCCCCTGGTATTCGACCAGGGGCTCGTGCTTGCGCTTGCGGCCGCCGTGCAGGATCCAGGTGGCCTTCCTCCGCAGGCGGCTGCGCGCCTTCGCCTGGAGCCGGGTCTGCAGGTCTGCGGTCCGCACTGCACCTCGTGGTCCCCCTATCCGAGTTGGGCCAGGCGATCCGCCTTCGCCGCGTCCATCCGCTCCAGGACCCTGGCCAGGGCGGCCTCGGCCTGGGGCCCCAGCTCCTCCTGCAGGATGCTCAGCCACTCTTCCAGCAGGGGGTCCACCACCTTCAGGACCGCGCGGCTGCGCACTACTCCGAAGTCCTCGTCGGTGGCGTTCAGGAATCCGAGCAGCGCCACCCCGTAGCCGCCCTTGATCTTCCCGCGTCCCACCTCCACCAGGTCTCGACGGACCCCGGCCCTGTAGTAGTGCCGGGCCTCTTCGTAGGATGACCGGAAGCCCGCCTTGGCCATCCACCGTTTGACCAGGCGCAACGGCACCCCCGCCTCGTCGGCCGCCAGGGCCGGATCGTAGACCCGCCGCACGGCCGCCAGGAATTCCGCCTGGAGTTCCTTGGGTGTCTTGGGGGCGGTCGGCTCGGAGGCGGCGGCCTGGCGCTCGGCCTGTTCGGCGTCGGTCCGACGGGCGGACTCGACCAGTTGCCGGAATAGCTCCCGTCGGGTGACGCCTCGCTTCCTGGCCTCTGCCTCGACCCAGGCCGCCTGGTCCTTTTCAAGTTGGATGGTCTGCCGGATCGACACGGTTCACCCCAGATCAGGTCCGCACCGCGCGCACCGTCGCGCACCGCCTTGGGTGCGCGACCTCAAGCCCGTGGATACGGCATTCGCGGCCAGGAAGCACCGCGGTGCCTTCCTCCCTTGGGAGATTCTGTGCTCGGAACGGTGGCGCGCTTTCCCCCCCTGGCGGGCCGGTGGGACGGGACCTCGACCCCCCCCCACCCCTACGCGACCTCGTCCTTCCGCTCGATCTGCAGGGTCAGGTAGGAGGACGAGTAGGAGACATCCTCAGCCGCATCGGGGTATCGGGTGGCCAGCAGCTTGCGGTTGATCTGGGTCGAGCTGCGGCTCTGCCTCGTCAGCACCAGGCCACCGATCTCCACCCGCACCTGCTCCGGCGCCCCGAGGCGGTCCAGGCAGGCGTGCAGGCTCTTCTTGGTCTGCTCCAGCTTCGCGCTGGCCGTGGCGGCGGCGCCCTTCTCTGCCTCGAAGTCGACCATCAGCGGGGCCAGCTCGCGCCTCTCCGCCAGGGTCAGGATCGTCGTGTCCAACGTTTCCATGGTGTCCTCCTCGTCTTGGCCGCGCCGAGAACGCTCGGGGAGTGCCGCAGCGACCACAGTCGACGGTCTCCCTCTCTTCGGCCTCGGTGCCGCAGTAACAGCAGAAGCGCCGGGGGGGCGGGCAGAGCATCAGGCACCCTTCGCCTGACGGGTGGCATCGCCAAGGTACGCGTTCAGGGCCCGCCGGACGAACTCGGGGACCGAGACTTCCAGCGCCCGCGCAGCGGTCTCCACCTCGGTGGCCGTGGTGCTGTCCAGCTTCACGCCCACCTGCCGCGATAGCGGCTCCCGCTCCTGGTCCGGGCGGCCCAACGGCTCCTGCACGATGTCCAGGCCCCGCCTGGACTGCCTCCGTTGCTGGATCCACTCCTTCTCCCCAGGCTTCTGGGGCCGGCGGAATCTGCCGCCGTAGCGTCCCCCTCCGTGGTCAGGCAACGTGATCGGGGCCCGCATCAACTCGTCGACCGGGGCGCCCAGGCCAGGCGACTCCAACCGATCGGCGCGCACCACGGCGTTGCATCCCATGCACAACAGGAGCGAGCCGTCCTGGGACAGTTGCGTCAGGTAGGAGCTGGGGCAGCACGGGGATGCGGGCAGTTCCGACACTCAGTCCTCCGGAAAAAGAGAAGGAGACCCAGCGTCCTGCGCTCGGTCTCCTCCGCCAACTGTACACAAAGGGGGGCAGTAGATATCTTATTCGGTTCGCCTTACGTTCGTCAACCCCTGAAGGCGACCTCCAGCCGCTTCCCCAAAGCGCCGGCAACCTTCTCCAATGTGGACAACGTCGCGTTGCACTTCGCCGGGTGCTCCCACTTCTGCCATGTGGTATAGGGAACACCCAAGCGCTGGGCAGCCTGCTTCTGAGTCCACCCGGCCGTGGTCCGGATGTGGCGAATCAAGATCGGCACCACCACCGAGGATTCGGGGTACACCCACTCCCATCCATCACCGCCTGGCAGACGGTCTGGCACTTGGTCCAAACTGAACCCGCGCTCGAAGCTGGCCTCGAGGTACAGGGTGAGCGCCTCGCGCGCGTGGTCACGCGCTGCAGATAGGGTCGAGCCGAAGGTGGAAATCCCGGTTCCGCCCAGGTCGGGGAACTGCACAACGATCTGCCCATCAGGGTCTCTGTCGAACCGAGCGGGATAACGGACTCGGCTTGTCCTCGTTCTCACGTCGACCACCTCCTGAGCAGATTATACTCCTCAAAATATGTTTTCGTCAACCATTATTCACACCTTACAGGGTGTTGACTTGCGCATCCTCTGAGGTGTATAGTTTGGTTATGAAGACGCGCGAACTGAAGCGGATGCTCGAAGCCGAAGGGTTCGAACTCGTGAAGGTTCGTGGTTCACACTACCACTACCAGAAGGGCTCCGTTCGAACCATCCTGCCCTTCCATTCCGGCGAGGTTCCAACCGGAACCGCTCGGACCATCCTGGAGGCCATCGCAAAGGCCAGTGGAGAGAGTAGCCGGTAGGGGTATAGCCTCTATCTCCCTCGCGGTCGACGGCTGCCTCCCACCCAGCATGTCGCGCAACTGCCGAGGGGTAGTTCGAAGTCCTTCATCTTCGCGCCGCAGGCACAGAAGCGCCTCGGCGCCCCCTGCGCAGGGGGGATCACGAGTGGACTGGCCGCCTGACCCGCAGACCTGGCGGCCGCGGCTGCCCGACGCTTCGCAGCCGCCTCCCGGACCTCGCGCATCTCCTCGCGAAACGCCTGCACCTCGGCGCGCGTCGAGGCCAACTGCTCCTCGGCTTCCGCCAGGTGGCCGCGCAGGCTGTCCAGCTCCTGACGCAGCAGGTCCACCTCGGGGATCATGCGTGGTAGGGGCAGCGGTAGAACCGCAGGTCGATCAGGTTCCACAGGAGTGCCTCAGGAACGTGCATGTCGTGGGGACCTCGCCCGGTGGTGCCGGTGCAGCGGATGGTCCGCAGGGTGCGGCCTCGCCATTCGACGGTGGGGAGTGAGGCGATCTGGCTGGCCCGCACTGCAGCCAGGTCCGGGCCGGCGATGTCCAGGTAGGCCGCCTTGGCCCGGGCCAGGTTGGCTTCATAATGCCGGGGGATGGTGGTCTTCACCGCTCGACCTCCAGTCCTGATTTTTCGCCCGTCGTGGCCGCCAGAAGTTCCGATAACTAAACCGTATCGGAAGTCACGCCGGCACTGGGCTGGCCCGGGCACGATCCCCCAGGACTTCCAGCAGCGCGCCCCGGACCATCGGATGCCCCGAGTCGGTCCGATCCCCCTCCGAAATCAGCGACCTGGCCACCGCCGGCATGGTCTCCCAGGCGATCGCCAGCAGGTCGGCCTGCTCCTCCTCGGGCAGGCTCTCGAACTCGGACAGCAGGGCTTCGGCTGCGGCTGCTTCGCGATCGCGCTGTTCGGCCGCGGCGCGTTCCTCGGCTGCCCGGCGCTGGGAGCGCACCAGGTTGGCCGGCGGCTCGGGTGGCGGGGGGGGGGCCGGCGGAACCCTGCGTGTCACCGCGTCGGCGCCCAGGGCCAGGCCCACCGGACGGATTCGCCCGGCCTCCTCGGCCTCGAGGAACTGGGACACCTCGCGAAACAGGCCAAACGACAGGTCCACCCAGGTCCCGGGGTCGTCGGCTAGCAGGTCGCGGAACTGGGTCACCAGGTCCAGCAAGCGCTCCCGCCCGAAAACGGGCCAGGCCCAGCCGACCAACCGCCGCATTTCCGACCTGGCCGCAGTGGTCACGCCGATCCGCGGCTTCAACGTCTCAGCCAACGCGATGAGCTCCGCCTCGAACTCCGGCCACTCCTCCGGCGGAACGCCTGGCGGCGGCGTGCGGTCCTCAGGCGCCACTGCGGCCCGGGCACCTCCCGGTGCCCTGCGTTTGCCGAGCGCTTCGGCAGGCGGAATCGTTGAATTGCGCGACAGCGCCCCGAAATCTCTCGCCTCCTCGAGTTCGGCCCGCGGAGCCTGGTCGGCTGAGGGGCGCGCCAA